TATAATGTAACAGTTGAGTGTATAGAAAAAATAGTTAATGGGGTTACATGGAAAAATGTTCAAAAAGAATACAAAATATAAAATATTAACACCAGATGGATTTAAAACATTTTCTGGTGTGCAAACAAAAAAAGAGGCTGTAATAAGGATTTGCTTCTCAAACAATAAATTTATCGATGTTACAGAAACGCACAGATTTATTGTTGATGGGCTGATATATGTTGCTAAAAATTTGAAAATCGGTGATAGCTTACAGCACAAAATATCTGGAAACATTGAAGTTACAAATATTAAATATATGAATAGTACTAAAAATGTTTATGATCCTATAGAAGTTAAGGGATATGCATATTTTGGTAATGATATAGTAAACCATAATTGCGAGTTTTTGGGTTCTATTAATACTGTTATTGATACTCCGACATTAGAGTTTTTATTTACAACCATAGAAGAGCCATTATCAATTGAATTAGAGAATAATTTCCGTATATACGAAAAGCCAGTTAATGGGTGTGTATATACAATTGGTGTGGATGTTGCTAAAGGTACTGGTGAACATAGTTCAACAGTGCAGGTACTTAAAATACTTAGTACAACTCCTTTAAAATTAGAGCAAGTCGCGGCATATGAAAGTAATATGGTTGATGTTTACACGTTTTCAGATATAATACATAGAATTGCTATCTTTTATAACAATGCTTATTTGTTAGTTGAGAATAATGCAGATGGTGCCGCTGTTGTTAATAAACTTTGGTGGGATTTGGAATATACCAATTTTATCAATAGTGGTAGTAAAACTAAAGATTTAGGTATACGTGCAACACAGGGAACAAAAACAAAAGCGGTCCTGTTAATGAAAAAACTCATTGAAGATGGGTGTTTGTTACTAAAAGATAGGGACACAGTTAATCAATTAGGATCATTTATAGAAAGAGGCAAGAAATTCTTTGGAAAAGATTTACCTGATGATCTAGTGTCCGCTTTATACTGGGCGCCCTATGTTTTTACAATGGATATTCTTGATGAAGAAATACGCTTAAATCAAACAACTATCGATGATGAGGGATGGGGTATGTTATCTGATGTTGATATAATTGATGACGATTTTAGTTGGTTGGTTAGTATTAGTTAATCTTCAAAAGTTCCAACTTACCATAATATTCTACAAAAGTCAATAAAAAACCCTATTATAATACAATATAATAGGGTTTTTCTCGTTATGTATTTTTCTTATCCTGCAAATGCTATAGGTTTCCCGTATGAAACACCATCAACGACATGGTATTGATATGTATATGTTACATCAAAAATAGCTAAATCCGTTGCTGTGTAATCTAATGTTATTTCACCAATTTCAGACGGCCATGCTCCAATTAACTTATATTTTGTTATTGATTCCCCTTCATTACCTAAAAGTTCTACTTGCTGATCTACCATATAGTCCGCTGGTGCTGAATAGATATTTGTTGTTGGGTCATGTATAAGCGTTTGCCATCCAACAAACCATCTTCTGATGTCTGCAAGAGCATCAACTTTATACTGAACTGTCCATGTTGCAAAAGTACTTTTACCAGCCACTTTATATGTATATCCTTGCCAAGCAGTTTCTTGTTCTTCGATTGTGCCCGCTGGTAATGATGACGTATTTACCAAATATGTTGCTTGTTCGGTATTTGCACCAATAGTTAGTGGGAACACTGGTTTTACATAAAACAAATATGACTTTGCTCCCGCTTTAAAATTTGCTCTGAAACTATCTAAATCAAAGGCTGGCATTATAATTCCTCCTTGTTGTATATTTCTTACTTCTTTTTATTTACTATTTTTATTAATCCATACAACATCTACATCATATTTATCTTCTATGTTAAATATTTGTTGTCTAGCTTTTCTAACAGATAATGTATCAATTATTTTACCCTTAAATATAACATCAACTTCATCTTTTTCTTTTAAAGTATGAAAAATTATATTTTTCCCATTTTTATTATCATCAAAATCTTTTTTCTCTTTATTGTTTTTAAATTTAGACCTGCTGGAAGTGATTTCATTATAAACTCTTTCAGCATCTTTTTTAAGTTCTTTTTGTAGTATATTTAAATCAAATACATTATAACCTTGTTTATTGACATAGTTTAAATCAAGAATATCCGCACTCCATTTAAGATTCTTTTTTGAATCGTCTTTTGATATCTCGCCTATTTCTTTATTGTTTAAAAGTATTGTATATCCATATTTATTTTTTTGAAAGTTACATTACCTTCGTTAATAAATAAATTAATTTTTTCTAATATATTCATAAAATATTCCTATATATTTCTTTTTAATTCTTTATCCTTATTTAAGACCATCCAATATACTTAGAAATTTTTTATATGTTGCTACGTATGCTTTATTATATTCAGAAGCGTCTGATGATACCCGAACGTTTGCTGGATATTTTTTTAATTCCTTTAACGCTGCATCACTATCACCCATGACGTATCGAGTAAATGAATCGGCTATTTTTTTGTTTAAATTTTGATCAGCCTCGTTCAAATATTTTTCTAAATTAATACTCATTTAATAATATCTCCCTATGCGCTTGCTGATTGAATTTCACTAAATGAAACACTTGTTTTTGTTGCTATAAAGTTTAATACAATGAATTCAGCGGCTCTAGTTGGTTTTAGATATATATCACACCATAATTCATTTCTATCAACTCGTTCTGGTGTGTTGTTAGTTTTATCACAAACAACCAAATATTCGTACAATCCACGTCTTGATCTAACATCTCGTAAGAATGGTTCAATCATGTTAACCATTAATAATCGTGTTAATTCGTCATTGGGTTCGAATAAGAAGTATTTACATGCCGTACTGATAGCTTTTTCAAGAATCAGGAACAATCTTCTAACATTAATTCTATTAAATGCGGAACTCTTGTCTAATAGTGTTTTTTGACCCCATATAACTTTGCCTTGTCCTGCAAATGATACTATTGGATTAACACCATTTTTATAAAGAATATCACGATTTCCAAGTGTTGGGTTCCAAGCTAATCGTCTAACATTACCTAATACTGCTCTATTTAATCCTGCTGGGGCAAACCATGGATCGGTTACATCATCAGTATTAGCGAAAACTCCACCAACATATCCTGATGCTGGTATCCATCTATATCTACTATTCCATTTATCATATACTTCTAGCCAGTTGCCATATAAAGCAACATAACTGTTGTTTTCGTTAAGAGTTGATAACACATAAGTTCGTAAGTCTGTAGTTTCACTACCTTTATTATTTATAACATCGGCTCGCGGACAATCAAGAATACCCATGCAATCTTTTCGTGTTGTTTTACATATCTCAGCAATATACTGTTTAATTGTAAGACTTTTGTTTGAATCTATGAAAATATTGATGTCTATTTCTTCAGCATTACTATATAAATCGAGATCAAGTTGAATCTGACCGTCTGTTACTATATCTAATACACTATCACTATTTTGACCACCAGCAAATGATTGATAACTAGATGTTGATATGGTAATATCTTCACCTATATATGATGCGTTTAGCGCCATTCTTATATATTCTGATTTGCCGTTTATTACCGTTTCACAATATTTTGAAATACCTTCATCATCTTTTGCGTTCTGATCTGTTGAAACGTTGAATGATTCTTTCACCGTATATGCAGTTGCGCTCTGTTCTTTCGTAGAAACAATGACAACAAATCCTGTTTCATCATCTATAGGACTGTCAATGTCTGAGAAATCCGAATATGTGTCCCAATCACTATGTCCGCCAGATGCGATTGCATTATATGTTGTATAATCCATAACACCTATTCTAACATTATTACCCCACGCGCCTCGTGAGCTTGCTATAAACCACATTGCTTGTGTTGTAACTGTTACTTCATCAGCGAATTCATCAGGGTCCTCACTATCAAAATCTGATAGTTTATAAGCAATATCTGTAGTATATGCTACAAATGTGGATGTATCCCCAGATGGTGCTTTTGTGCCTGAAAATGTTGCGCTCGGTGGCATTGTTCTGGTGCAATATAATTTATTTCCATATTTCAAGAATCCGACTGCTGACATTATATCTTGATAGCAATTAGCGGCACTTGTTGGTTCTCCAAATGTTGAAATAAGCTCATCTATATTTGTCGTTAATGTCGTTTTTCGTTCTGGCCCTTTATATGTATCTCTGAGTATAATGGCTCCGATTGACGTTGCTACTGCTGGTATCGTAGTAGAAATGTCAACTTCATTCACATCTACTATTGGACTAAGGTAAAATCCCATGTTAATGTCCTCCAATTTTGTTCTATTGTTATTTATATAATTATGTTATTATTTATAAAATTATGTTTTATGTTACAGTATATCTATCATATACAAACGTTGCCGCACATTCCATTGTCATTTCACCCTCTCGTTGTGATAGGGTTACTTCACTTAATGATTGTATCCACATACTTTTAAATGCTAGTGATATTGACGTGTCACCATAATTACTCATCATTTTTAATGAAGAATCCACTACATAGTCTTCATATTGATGAATAAATGAATCATAGTTATTATGTATATATATTAACCAATTAAATAATACTTTCCAGTTAGAAAGATTTGAATCTACTATGAAATTTGTAGACAATGGCTCAAATGTTATGGTTCCTTCAGGAATTTGTGTTTTTGCTCCCTGCCATCTCATTTCCCCTTGGTCTAAAGTAATACCGGGTATAATAACACCATACGTATTGAGACTTAGACCCTCTGTTGCGGCTAACGTTGTTTCTGATGGTATAACAGGGAACGCTAATTCAAAGTTTGATGATGTTAGTAGGTTAAATGGTGCTTCGTTCATAATTAAAATATCTCATAGTTATAAAGTATGTTTCCATCGTCGTCATATCCAGTGCCGCTAAGTGACATTGATTCTGTATCTCCCGGCGCACCTGACGAATATGGTGATGTAGTATCTCGTGCATCAAACGCGGTTTCACTGGTGTATAAATTGGTAAAGATTTCTCTAACAATAGGAGTTGTTTCTAACGGTTTAAATATATATGTCTGCACATCAAACCCTAGCGTCCATCGAACATCTCTCCAATCCTCTTCACCGTACTGTGCTTCTGTTTCTGGCGCGCAACTCTGTAATATTATTTTGTTTTCAACAGTAGTGTCTAATTCGTTTATTGATATTCGTGTAAAAGCGTGTGGTTGGAAATATGGTAAAATTTGCTCGCATATTTGATCTATATCTACCATGTATTTTGACCATATACTAAGATCGAATGAAAGGGTATATGGGGTTGGGTTAAGATATTTTGATATGGTTCTGGTTGTTAAGTCTGTACTGACCTTTATGCTATCAAACATGTTAGGCATACGTAACGGATCGAATGTCATGGCTGTCATACTCACACCCATTATAGGTAACTGAATATCATGTTTAGGCGTGCCGTCAGAATTTTGTTCATGTAGCCAATAATACATTTTAGCCTTTGGTCCGTATTTTAATGGCACACGATGATATCCTGTTATTGTACCCGATGTATTGTATCTAGCAATATCAATTTCTGAAAACATATTGAGAAATTGAATTGTTGATTTTCTTATTGTTCTGTAAAAATAGTAATCTTTCATTATATTTTTTTACCTAGTTTTTATCTAAATCTTCATAATATGTAATTCTATTAAGTAGCTTATCTATTGTTGGATGATCTTTATCGAATATAGTTAAATACATTTGTATAACTTTTGATGTTTTATCTAATTTAAGTTCTTCAACCGTTTGTAGAGCATATGCGTCTATTTCATTCCAATCAGATAAATAAGCTTGCATATCATTAGTATCGGGCATGTTTTTGAATAATTTTTTGTTTTTCTTAAATTGTTGTAGATGTTTTAATTCATGAACCATCAATAAATATATTTCTTTT